TTAGTTGAACATCTTACTTGTCTCTTCCGCTTGTTGTTTCATTATTACGCTCTGAATTATTATATCGATAGCTTTTCTTTCCTCTTCATTTAGTTGCATGACTTTTTCCATTCTCATTTTTAGCCCTAAATCCATATCTAGGTTTGTTCCTGTACCGCATAGCTCATCGATTGACATTTCTAGTGTGTTCGCGATTTTTATCAGGTTTGTCATTGTTGGTTCTGATTTTCCTGCTTCATATTTTTTATACGCCGATAAGCTTAAACCGCACATTTCAGCCATTGCATCTTGGTTTATATTTCTACCCTTTCTTTGTGCCTTTAGGTTCTCTTTAAACATATTTAAACCCTCTTTAGTCTCTTATGTACACATTCTATATCTGGTTTTATGTACATGAAACTTGACTATTTACTATTGTAGCTATATTTTAGCTCCATAAGTAACCTTGACGGGTTTTTTAAGATCTTCCTTACGTGGTGTTTATGATAGATATGTTGAAAATCTCGATACCTTTTAAGCGTGAATTCGTTACTAACACTCGCGTTTCTAAGACTGGCGAATGTATTGAGTACGTCAATATTATTGAGTGCTCTCGTCGCGGTATCGGTCTTGAAGCTAAGTCTGTTCATTACAAGGGTGGGGAGCTAGATAATAAATATGAAGTTGCTGATTTGCGTCACCCTTACGAGTCTCTTCCTACTCACTTCACTGGTATAGCTTTTAAGATTTTTCAAGGCACTTTACATCGTTCCCCTTGTATCGAGCTAAAAGGATCTCCTGCAAAAATCATCCAAGGTCATAACGTTTTTGGATCTACTTCTATAGCTCTTGGCTCTGATGAAATGCTTTCAGCTTTTGTTGATAGCTATCCTGATGTTTGGGACATGCTAGAACATACGCAAGCTACTCTTGATAGCCTTGATTCTACTTACTCTGCTCGTGTTGAAAACGAAAATAAGGCAAAGCAAGTTATTAATTGTCTTAAAAATGTATCGAATAATCAGATGAGAAAAAGTGTTCGAAATGAACATGAAACGACTTGTTACTTTACTCAAAACTCACGTCATTGTGATCGCAAAGCCTATTTGAAATATCCAGAATTTAACAATCAACTTTCTAAATTGAGAGCATTACAGGCGTCTGGTGTGACTGAATATGATCGTGTTCTAGATGTTATGTCTAACCCTCAATTGATTAATTTTGCTCGAAATCTTGTGCGTTTTGAGGCTAGTGCTCATCGTCGTTATCTCGATGCAATGGAAATACCTAAGAATTTATTACAAGCAATTAGATACCAACAAAACTACGAAAAAGACGGAAAGTCACTAATACAAGATATTTGGTTAAAAGCATTTACCCCATTACTGCAAGCTCTGGAGGGGCAAAGAATGAACATATTTAATGATGAAGAGATACATAACAAACTTAAGCTAGCTTATTCGACCATTACTCCTAAAGGCAACGTTAGTTACTCCAAGGCTGATAGGGTTTTTCGTTTTTATCGCTCCTTGGTTTCTGATGGTTATGACTCAGTTAAAGATGCATTTTCTTCCCGTGCTAGTTTTTATCGTCAGTTAAAAGAGCTTCAGCATGTTGGTTTTAGCAAGGCTCAACTACAAAATTTACAAGGCAATGGAAACGATAATGTGATTCCGTTGCTTCAAGTTATCGAGGTTGATTTTTCTAATCAGCGTCCTGATTGGTACGTCGAACCAGAAATCGGCATTTTAAGTGAACAATATGGTTTTGATACTTCAAACGTAATTAGATTAAGCGCATAGGTATAAAAAATGAAAAACGAACTACTAATTGAAATTTTTAAAGAGAATGAAGTCATTGATGTTTTTGAGGGTATCTCTCAAAAGAACAACAAGCCTTTTCGTATGTTGTCCCAAATTGGTTATGCCCATGTTGGTGGTAAGTTCCCAAAAGAATTTAAAATCCCACTTCAAGATGGTCAACCGTTCTGGCCTGCTGGCAAATACCTTTTAGGCATGAATTCTCTTGTAGTAGGTATGCGTGGCGATTTGGAAATCGGTCGAGAAATGTTTTTGATTCCTGCTAATGAACATTCACCAAAAAGCTAATTTACAGGAATCATAATGGCAGTCTGTATAGATAAAACAGTAGATGGTTTTTTATATATTACTGAAACAAAACCAGAAACTTGTACAACCTATGTTTTACAGGCTGCGGATGAATATAACCTTTCTCATGTTACCGCGTCACCATCTGATATAGGTTTAGTCTTTACTTGGTCTTTTGGTGCGGTAGTAGTGATTGGTTATTTAGGTGGTTATGTCATTGGCATTGCCAAAAAGTTAATACGTCTCGTATAGAGGGATTTACTATGTTTACTTCAATTCGCAAAGCGTCTAAACCTGTTCTTGCTACATCTGCAATGATTCTAATGTCTTCACCTGCTTTTGCTGATGGCTCTGCTGGTTCAAGTGCTGTTGACCAAATTTTAGGGGCGGTCGATTTGTCTACTGTTACTACATTCATTGGTACGACTGGTGTTGTTATTGTCGGTATCGCCTTAGCGGTTAAAGGCATTAGCCTTGCTAAACGTTTGGTTAGTCGAGCTTGATAATCGCTGTCTCTTCATTACAGTTCTATTCTGCTGTAATGATAATCGGTGGTCTGTCAGGTATCGCCTTTGTTTTAGGAATGAGGGGCATCTAGCCCCTTTTTTTATGGGTGCTTAACATGATTCTCAATCGTACCTTCACTTATTTTCTTTGCTTCTTCATTGTTTATACACCTTTTCGTCCTGTTAAAGCTTTTGTTCCTCTAGTGCCTGCTGTGGTTGCTTTGACGGGGCAGGCTGCGCTTTGGACGGGTCGCCAGTTGATTACTCGCATGGCGGTCAATTATGGCACTCAAGCGGGGGTTGTCGCTACGGCTGCCGTTGCTACGACACCTTTAATCAAAGATTACATGGCATCAGATTATGCTTTAAAGCCTTGGGGTTCTTGGGCTTGGCTGTTAAGTGAGTCTGGCTTTATTTCTAATAATGGTGATATTACCATTCGAGAAGATGATTGTTTTCAAAATGAGGACTGTGGAATGTCACATTTTTTCAAAATGTCAGATGGTTCTATTGCTGATGATTTTGACCCTGGTCTTTATAATACTGCAATTAAATTATCTACAGATTGCCCTGTAACAGCCCCAACTGATGACTTTGGCCAGGCTACTCTTTATGACTGTGCAATGGCTGTTTCAGCTAAATGGCGAGATGAGTATCGTTCTAAACCAAGTTACATTGAAGAAAACTGTAATGATTCTAATGTTGAGTTTGAACATAGAAAATCTTGTTTTTCAAAGCAATCAATGGATTTTTGGGGGATGTCAGACAACGCCTTGATTTTACATGGTCGTATTTGGGTTGTTATTAATGAGACTGGCAAGTCCCCACGTATTGCTGGGCAACAGAATATCAATGAAGTTGAATTGCTTTTTCCTAATATTCAAACAAAAACTGAGATTGTTAACTCATCTGTAGTTAATGTTTTAAAAAATCAACTTGTTGATAATGAATTACCGCTTCATTTGATTGAAGATGTTGATCTTAGTTATTGTGACAATGACTCCTGTTATTCTTTACCTTCACAGCACTTTGTTGCTAACTCTGTTGTAATACCTGTTGATGAGAATGATGTTCCAATACCTGATGCAGTCGGTGGAAGCTCCGTAAGTCTACCCTCTGGTAGACCTTTACCGCCTATTTCAGACCCTATCTATGCAGATGCCATTAATTCAGGTTTAACAGGTGTACCAACAGGTGACCCTGATACTGATGCAATAGTCGAGGATTTAATTAAACCTATTTTTGATGCGCCAGCACCGATTGTTCAACAGCCTACAGTAAATCCTCCCGTTGTTGACCCACCAATTACAAACCCTCCTGTAGTGAATCCACCGATTACAAACCCTCCAGTGCAAGGAAGCGCGGTAACGGTTTCTAATTTATCGGGCATAGAAACGAGGTTAGATACAGTGAATAACAACTTATCTTCTCTCAATGTTGATGTGGATTCATCAGGCGTTGAAAATCGGATAGATAGAACGAATGAGTTGGTAGAGGGTTTATCAACGTCAACCGTCCCAATAAATTTAGTCCCTGATAAAGGTCAAGCCTCTAGTTTTTGGGACTCTCGTTATCCTGATGGCTTTGCAGGGGTTTGGAATAACTACAATAACAATTTCCAAAATACCGCTTTAGTAGGCTGGGTTGATTCCTTCAAATTGACGTACTCATCCGATGGGACTCCGTCTTGGTCTATGTGTTTTGATTTGGGTTTTGTTGATTTTGGTTGTCACGTTATCGACATTGACAGTCGTGTTTGGTTAGCCATTCGAGCCTTTATTCTCTTCACCTCAGTTATGTTAGCCCGTCGCTTGGTCTTTGGGGGTTAAGTTATGGAAATCATAGAGTTTTTGCTATATCCGCTTTTCGGCTTCTTGATTTCTCGCATGATTGCATTTGTTATTTTTGACGTTTTATAGGAGGCGTTATGTTGGATTGGTTTTCTGAACGTTGGAATGATGCGGTTAATTTTTGTTGGTCATTATGGCTATCTTTGTATGACCTCTTAACAGACATTGCTTTATTTGTTTTTGATGGGCTTCTCTCTGTCTCTCTGCTCGCCATTGATGGTGTGGGTTCATCATTTTCTGCTTTAAATGTTATCCAATACATCGACCTTATTCCCAATGAAGTTAAGTCAATCATGGCATTGGTGGGAGTCAATGAAGCGAGCGTTATTATTGTCTCGGCTATTTTGATTCGTCTTGGGCTTCAACTTGTCCCATTTACACGACTTGGCTCTTAGGGGGAGTGTATGCCAATTAATATCATTGTCGGTAGACCGGGTTCTGGGAAGTCTTATGAATCGGTTGTCTACCACATCATTCCAGCCCTGAAAGAGGGGCGGAAAGTCATTACCAATGTACCATTGAATTTAGAACATTTTGAATCCGTATTTGGTGCTGAAATATTAGATTTAATCGAGGTTCGGGAGGATAGTTATTCCCGTGAATCTGGTTCTGTCAGGGCGTTTTCCACGGATCAATGTTTCACTGCGGATGAATGGAAAAATGACGATGGTGTAGGGGCGTTATTCGTTATTGATGAATGTCATTTTGTACTGCCTAGTCAGGGGCGAGGGAAGCAAGCAACGGAACATTTATCAGGAGTGTTAGATTATTTATCTATGCACCGTCATTATGGACACGACATTCTATTAATGACGCAAAGCTTGGGTAAGCTCCATAAAGACGTGAGGGCGATGATTCAAATTCAGTATCGAGTCTCTAAACATACAGCAGCAGGCTCTGATAAGACTTACACCCAAAAGGTGCTCGATGGTGCTGAGGGGCGAGCTGCTGAACTCAATACGAACGTCAGAAACTATAAATCTCGTTTTTTCCCTTTCTATGTTTCCCATACCAAGTCTGACAAAGCCGTCAATGAAGCGCATTCATCCGATATCAAACCCATTTGGAAGCGGTGGTATTTTTGGGTCGGCATTCCTGCCATTGTGATTGCTTTACCCATGTCCATTTCTAGCGCACTGGCTTTATTTGGCACAGAACCCGTTGAAGAGCATCAAGCCGTAGTGGTCGAGAAAGCCCAAGCTAACCACCAAGAAAAGAAACGACCGCCAATAAAAGTGCCTAAACGCTCTGTAGCGCATCCTTTTGAGAAACTAAGCCTATCTATCACAGGTTCGTCTATAACGTCTTACAAGGACGACAGAGGCAAATTACACCGTCAGTCAGAAGTGTATTTTAAGGCGATGAACAAATCACGCTATGAGTTTCCTTTAAAGCTTCAAGATTTATACATGGCTGGGTATGACGTGGCAGTCATGGGACATTGCTTAGTTGAAATCAAATACGATGACTATCAAGACTTTGTTTACTGCGAAGGAACTAAACCCAAAGGTCAAAATCAAGGTATGGATCTCACATCATCATTCACATCCGCATTATCAAGCAACACACCATAG